CCGGCGCTCTTGTCCCATCGTCGCGCAAGCCTCGGCTCGTTCGCCTCGTAACCGCCTGTAATGATCTCCCGCAGCTCTTTTACATAGCGGTCAACGTCCGCCTCCACCCGTGCCACTGTCCGGTTTGGCCTGTGGTGCGGATGGAAGCGGTGTGTCACGTTCACAGCGAAGATCGCCAGCCGCAGGTTTTCTTCCGATACCAGCTTTGGAAATAGGTTGTTTGCTCGTTTCATCAGGAATGTTTTCCTCCTTTTAGCCTCACGGTCTTTCCATCGCCCCCGCAGGTTGCGGGAGTGTACTAAACCGTGTCCTGATGGCTTATCTGCACCAAGGGGTGCCGAGGATGTCCGCGCCCCGGCGTTGGTCTTTGCGTTGCCGGGTGTGGAGGTGGGTAGCCAGTCCATAAAAGGACGCGGCAGCCGATGTTCGCGTTCGAGTTGGACGCGCTGGTGTAGTTCACGTAGAACAGCCCGTGGTTCCCGTTCTGGTTATAGTTACCGCCGAAGTACAGACACGGGTTGGAAGCATTGAAGTTCCAGTTATCCGCCGAACCGAGAAGCAAGGCACCGACTGCGTGCGCGGTCATCCCCTGTATTTTCAAGCCGCCTGTGCGGCTGAAAACCCGTTAGCCTTTTGCGCGGCCTGCGGGCCGCAGGATACGCAGAGGGGGATGCGTCCCCCTCTGCACTCCCCCGTCAGGGAAGTTTTTGGAGGCGGCAGCCGACGTCCGCGTACGAGTTGGACGCGCTGGCGCAGCTCACGTAGAACAGCCCGCGGTTCCCGCTCTGGTTATAGAAACCGCCGAAGTACAGACACGGGTTGGAAGCATTGAAGTTCCAGTAATCCGCCGAATATGTCGTCTCACTACCGCCCGATGCCGTGGGATAGATAACCCATTCCAGCCCGGCCACCGTTGCCACGGTAAAGGCGCTGGGCCATCCGCTCGACGGAACGCCCACGGCGGTGCCGCCGCTGTTGTCGCTGAAACTGCTGGGCGTGTTGATGATGTTCAGGCCGTTGCTGTTGTAGTAGCAGCCGTCGCCCCAGTCATACACGTTGTCCCACAGGCCCTCGATGTAGCGATACTGCGTACCGAGGCCATAGCTGTCCCGGCTCGCAAGCGTCGTTCCGGTGTGATAGGGCATACTGTCCGTATAGCCCATATTCTCCGTTGCGCTGTTGTTGCCGCAGCCCTTGCCGA